AGCTAGAAGAAGGTGGAAGTGCTAATGAATATTAAAGAAATAGGAACAGGTGTTTGTATTATATTGTTTGCAGGTGGCATTGGTTGGTCTATTCAAACTCTTATTGAAGTAGACAAAAGAACAGCTATCATGGCAGAAAAAGTGTCTGAAAATCATAAAATGATTAAACCTTTATGGGAAGATTTTATAAGAAGGAGCAAACCAAATGACAATCTTGCGAAGCTCGATACCAAAACAAATAACGAAGTCCGTTTCAAGTGGAAATAAAAAGACAAAAAGAAGAAAAAGAAAAACAAAAAATATTCAGAGGAAGTCCAGTTAAATACTGTTTGTTATGTGGAAGAAAAAAATGGTCTTGTAGGTGTTACAGGGTCAGTGGATTTGAGGAGTTAAGAAATGCCAAAAGACGCATGTTATCACAAAGTAAAAGCAAGGTTTAAAGTTTTTCCAAGTGCTTATGCTGGAGGAGCTATAGCAAAATGTCGTAAAGTAGGTGCTGCTAATTATGGAAACAAGTCAAAGAAAAAAGCAGATGGTGGTATTATGGACAAACAAGCTGTTATCAAAGCATCAAATGGTAAAGCATATAGAAAAAGAAAAACAAAAGATCCTAGAATTGCTAGAGGCTGTGGTGTTATCATGGCAGGTAAAAGAAAAAAAACAAAGCGTGCATAATGGCAGTTAGAAAGACAAAAAAAGGATTAGCCTTAAAGAGATGGTTTAAGGAGGATTGGAAGGACGTTAAGACGGGCAAGGCTTGTGGTCGTCAAAAAGGAGAAAAGAGAGGCACGCCTTATTGCCGTCCTACTAAAAGAGTGTCTTCAAAAACTCCTAAAACTGCTTCGGAGATGACTTCTGCTGAAAAACGTAGTAGAATAAGACAAAAGAATAAATTAGGACAACCAGCAGGTGCTCCTAGAAGAGTAAAGTCTTTAAGAAGGAAGAAGAAATAATGGCAACTTCAAACTCAAGAGATTTCGATTTAGATGTTGGTGAAATAATAGAAGAAGCTTATGAGCGTTGTGGCTTAGAGATGCGTACGGGTTATGAGGCAAAAACTGCTAGACGTTCTATGAATCTTATGTTTGCTGATTGGGCAAATAGAGGCTTGAATTTATGGACAGTTACACAAGATACTAAAGCTATTACTTCTGGTACGGCAACTTATTCGTTCGATGCCACTCATGTTGATCTCTTGGAAGTTGTTTTAAGAAATAGTAGTAATACAGACTTTACTTTAACTCAGATGAGTCGAAGTGAATATTTAACTATTCCTAATAAATCAACCACTGGACAACCAAGTCAATATTTCTTTGACAGACAAGTTACTCCCACTATAACTTTATGGGCAACACCAAATGCTTCTTACACTCTTGTATATTATTATGTAAGACGTATTCAAGATGCAGATGCTCTAGTTAATACAACAGATGCTCCGTTTAGATTTTTACCTTGTATGGTAGCTGGACTTGCATACTATTTAGCAATGAAGAAGGCACCAGATAGAATACAATTATTAAAAGCTGTTTATGAAGAAGAGTTTCAACGAGCAGCAGCCGAGGATGCAAATAGCACTCCTTTGAAATTAACACCTAATATTTCTTATTTGAGGTATTAATGGAATCATTTCTAAAAAATAATTTTTTTCAAAATCCATTCGGGGGTGACATAAACTCAATGGGTAGTGGTAATGGTTTATTAGAAAGAATACAACAACAAGTTACAGACAATGGTGCAGCCTTACAATCTTTACAAGGCGGTATCGGTGGCGGTATCGGTGGATTACCTGGTGGTGGTAACTTACCACCCGGAGGTATCGGTGGTTCAGACGAGATGCCAATATTTACACCAGATCCAAACCCAATCGCACCACCAAATATATTTAACCCACCTCAAGCAGTAGAGCCACCATCAGCGGGTATTCCTACACCTGGTATACCAGGTTATCCAGGTGCACCACCTGATTTTGGTAAAATTGATATGTTTGGTCCAATAAATGTAGATGAATTAAACAAGAGACACCCTGGAATTGAACAAGGTTTTTTTGCATCAGATGAATATAATAAGTTTCATTATGATCCTGGAAATTTAATGGGAACTTCGAATGCCGTTTTTAGTAAATATTTTGGTGGGCAAGGATCAGGTAGTGTTAGTAGTGCACAAGACGCTGCGTATGAAGCCTATTTAAAAAGAATAGGTAAGTCTGATTTGATAGGTAAAAATGTTTCTGGATTACCAAATGGTATATTTAATGAAGAAGTACTTGTAGGTTACGATGATCCTGTAATTGGAAGGCGCTTTCCTAAAGACGAGTTTATATCTGCTCCTATGGATCCACTATTCGGCAGAGCTTTCGCAGGGAAACCAATATAATGGCTAGATATGCAAGTGGTAAAAAATCATGGGGATATTCAGATCGATCTGGCTTTCGTTATCGTTTGAGAGAAATGATGACAGAATGGAATGGATTAAAAGTTGGACCTGATGAATATGAAGCTAAACACCCACAGTTAGAGCCTAATCATCCTGGATCAGATCCAACAGCTTTGTATCAACCACGAGTTGACGGAAGGACAGAAGTGACCGTAGAGAGTCTTCTTGGTTTGAATCCATTTACTAGTACAGCTAGTAGTGCAGTGATAACAGTGTTGGAATCATCTCATGGTAGGTCAACAAGTGATACTGTTAGATTTAGAAATGTATCTAGCTTTGATGGTTTTACAAAAACTGTGCTTGAGAATGCTAGTGGTTATACTATAACCAAGGTTGATGACAACAGATACAGTTTTTCTGCTAGTAGTGGTACGGCAACAACAGGTGGGATACAAGGTGGTGGTGGTAGAGTTACTGCCGGCCCAGTTACATTGGGGACATAGATGAGTTTTACATTAGCACAATTAAAAACAGCAATACAAGATTACACAGACAATAGTGAGTCAACTTTTGTTACGCACCTTCCAGACTTTATTAAAGCATCGGAAGAAAAAATATTAAAGAGTGTTGATCTTGATTATTTTAGAAAAAATGTAACAAGTGCATTAACATCTTCAGATCAGTTTTTGACAATACCTTCAGATTATTTAGCCTCTTTTTCTTTACAAATAACTACTTCTGGCTCAGAGAGTTTTTTACTTCAGAAAGATGTAAACTTTTTAAGAGAGTATACACCTAGTGCATCTACAACTGGTCTTCCTAAATATTTTGCACGATTTGATGAAAACAATTTTATTTTAGCACCAACACCAGACAGCAATTACACCATAGAGTTACACTATTTCTACAGACCTGCTAGTTTGACCGCAGGTGCCGATAGTGGTACAACTTGGGTTAGTACAAATGCACCGTTTGCCTTGCTTTATGGTTCTCTTGTAGAGGCTTATACTTTTATGAAAGGTGAACCAGACGTTATACAAAACTACGATAAGTTGTATATGCAGTATTTAGAGAGAGTAAAAGATCTAGGCGAAGCAAGAGAAAACACAGACGGATACAGAGTTGGTCTACCATCAAGACCGAGAACATAGGAGTATAAAATGGCAACAGCAAATGCAGCAACCAATTACCTAGAGAGAAGAATATTACACTTCTTGTTTAAGAACAACTCTCTTAGTTTATCTTCACCTGGAGATAGCATATATGTAGGACTTGCAACGGCAGTAAGTGCAGCCGAGACTGGATCAGTTACAGAGGCAACCTTTACAAACTACGCAAGACAACAAGTTACAGCATCAAACTGGACAACAGTAGGTGCAGACTCAACAGACACACAAACTGCGAAGAACGCAGCTAATATTGAGTTTCCAGCATCTGGTGGAACTAACAATACAATAACACATGTAATAATAGCAGATGCATCTAGTGGTGGTAACATCCTTTTTGTAGGTGCTTTGGATGCAAGTAAAACAATACAGTCTGGTGATATATTTAGAATAAATGCAAACAACTTAACTATTGAGCTTAAATAATGGCATTAGTCTTAAATGACAGAGTAAAAGAAACAACGACTACAACGGGTACAGGTACGTTTAATTTAGCTGGTGCAGTTACTGGTTTTGAAACTTTTGTTGCAGGAATAGGTAATTCTAACACTACATACTATGCAGTGACTTTGCCTGGAACAGCAGAGTTTGAAGTGGGTCTTGGGACTATCACTGATGCTAGTCCAGACACTTTAGCCAGAACAACAGTTATAAGTAGTTCAAATAGTGATAGTGCAGTAAACTTTAGTGCTGGTACAAAGACAATCTTTTGTACCATACCTGCATCAAAGTCAGTATTTTTAGATGCAAGTGGTAATACAACATTGGGAGCAGACTTATCTGTAGGTGACGATCTTACAGTTGAAGGTGGTGTTATAGCTCTTAAAAACACTGGATCACAATCAGAATTAAGGATGTATTGTGAAAGCTCTAATGCACATTATGCAGCACTTAAAGCACCCGCACACTCTGCTTTTTCTGGTAATACCACACTAACTCTTCCTGCAACAACAGATACAATAGTTGGCAGAACTACTACAGATACACTAACAAATAAAAGTTTAACGGCACCTACCATAACTGGCACTGCAACTATGGCAGACTTAGATATATCTGGTGATGTAGATGTAGATGGCACACTAGAAGCTGACGCAATAACAGTAAATGGTACCGCTTTAAATACAGTAATTGCAGGGGTCACAGTAACAAATGCAACTAACGCAGTAAATGCAACAAACTCTTCTCATGTATTAGTGACAGATAATGAAAACACAAACGAAGAAAATTTAATTGCTTTTGTAGAAGATGCAACATCAAGCACTGGTAATGTTGGCTTGGAGATGGATGGTAATCTAACTTACAATCCAAGCACTGGCACAGTCACATCTACAATATTCAAAGGTAATATAGATGCTGTAGATGGTGACTTTGATGGTACGTTAGAAGCAGATGCCATAACATTAAATGGTACGGCAATAACTACAACGGCTACTTTATCAACAGGTATATCAAATGGTAATGTATTGGTGGCAACAAGTGGTGTAGCCGACAATGATTTTCTAAGGGTTGATGGTACAAGTATAGAAGGCAGAAGTGCTAGTGAGTTATTAAGTGATATAGGTGCAACAAGTGCTACAGATGCAGCGAACGAAGCCACCGCCTTGGCGATTGCCCTTGGCTGATTAGGAGATAAAGAATGGCAAATACTTTCAAAGTGGTTAATTTTGCAGCCGAGCCTGCTTCAAGCGGAACTCCGTATGTAGTCTACACGGCAGCAAGTAGTACAACAACAATCGTTCTTGGATTGGTTTTATCAAATATACATACTTCTCAAGTCACTGCGACAGTAAGATTAGTAAGTGATACGGCAAACAGAGCCGTAACAAACAATACTGCAAACGGAACAAGTGTCATTGTTAAAGACGCACCCATTCCAGTTGGATCTGCACTAGAATTGATGGCGGGAAATAAAGTTGTACTAGAAACTACAGATCAGATTACTGTGGACTGTAGCGTAGCGGATAAGCTATCAGGAACATTGAGTATTATGGAGATAACATAATGGCTTTTATTGGTGTATCACCAGTTACAAACTTTGAAACGACTACTGCCGTACAAAGATTCAATGGCGATGGATCGGATACCACATTTACATTAACAACTGCTGTTAGTTCAGTACAAGATGTTTTGGTTTCGGTAGATGGTGTCGTACAAGATACCGCTGCTTATACTATTCCAGACGGCACAACATTAACATTTTCAGCAGCACCTAGTTCTGGAACGGGCAATATCTTTGTAAACTATCTAGCACCTCAAACTGGCACAGTTACACCAGCCGCAGAGAACAAAGGTAATTTTAAAGCGGGTGGTTTGTTTAGAACTAATGCACAAAACTTAACTGCTAATACTACAATACTTGCCACAGAAAATGCACAAGTTACTGGAACATTTACAGTAGATAGTGGTGTTACACTGACTGTCAATAGTGGTGGAAGGTTGGTGGTATCGTGAGTGAGATTAGAGTAGATACATTAAAAAATAGAGCAGGTACATCTACAATAACAACTGCTGATGTAACTAATGCACCTATGTTTCATGCTTATCACACAAGCACAGTAAGTGGTGTAACAACTGGTTTAAATAATGAAAGTAATGTAATTTATAAACCAAATCTAACTAGCATAAATATTGATAATAGATTTGACACATCAACTGGTAGATTTACACCAACTGTTGCAGGCAAATATTTTTGTTATGGCACTATTAGTCCTTACAGTGCAACAAGTGGTTATGAAAGAACTATTCTAAGATTTTTAGTAAATGGCACAAAATATCCTGCTAGTACTAGTGAATTTGATACTTCATTTAGTCAAGATAGTGCTGAGCCAACATTTTTACCAGTTCATATTTCTATGATTGTAGAATTAGATTCTAATGATTATTTAGAATTACAGGCTTTTCATGACTGTGAAAGTTCCTTTTGGGAATTTAAAGCAAATAACTGCCATTTTGGTGGATATAAGTTGATAGGTGGATAATATGAGTACAATCGTAACAGACACAATCACAGGCAAGTCCACTGCAACAACCATAACTATTGGCTCAACACCTGTAGTTAGTGCAAGTGCAAACTCTATGACTATTAGAGGTGAGGGTTCAGCACAGACAAGTATACAGCAAGGGTTGTGTAAGGCTTGGGTTACTATTGATGGTGAAGGAACTATAGCTATAATAGACAGTTTTAACATTGGTAGTATAACAGATAATGAAACAGGTGACTATTCTTACACAGTTTCAAATAATACAGCAGTTGCTAAACATCCTGTAACAGGCAGTAATGTTGGAGCATCTAGTGGAAACTTTTTTTCTTTCATAACATCAGATGGTATTGCACAAGCAACAACTGGAGATACTATACAGGTTAAGCACCATAGTGGAGCAGATGAAGATTGTGACCCAACTCATATAATGGTACATGGAGACCTAGCATAATGGCAAACGGAACAATAGCATTTGATACATTACAGACAAGTGATGCAGTAAATACTGGCACAACTAAATCTATAGATACAAGTTATATGTTTAATGGAGTGGCAAAGGCATGGTGTTCTTTTACAAGTGCTAGTACAACTGCATTGTCAGATAGTTTTAATGTTGGTTCTTTGACAGATAACGGCACTGGAGACACAAGTATAACTTTAGCAACAGCTTTTGGAAATGTTAATTATACATTTGCAGGTAATGTAGGAACAAATCAATGTCGTTTGTTAGCAATTATAGCAACACCTACAACAACTGTAATTAGGTTAAAATGCACAACATCAACAGATAATACAGATAATGACCAACCTTTGCAATATGGAAATATGTTAGGAGACCTCGCATGACAATAGAAACACCAGAATTTCAAGGCACACATCTTTGGGATAGACTGTGTTGGGCGAA